GCTTTCGACCCATTGCTTGAAACCAGAACCATTGTCCTGCCCCGTTATGTCTTTGTTTCTAGAACCATAACCAAGCTGCCCGTCCGCCCACCAAATTTGATAGTTTTCACCATCAATTTTTGGCTGAATAACAACTGTGCCAGTCAATATGCCCTTTGTATCAGAGTGCCCAATTGGGGCAATGTGCATGTATTTTCTAAATTCGTTCATTTTTACCTCCTAATTTTCCCAGTCCATAAATTCAAAATCTTCGTCTCCAATAACAATATGCGGCGTTCCTTTAGTAACTTTGGGCCGCCTGGCCCATTCATACCACTTGGCCTCTAATTGCCGCACTCGCTCACGCGATAGGCCCAACTCAGTCGCAACCTTTTGTAATGTTTTGTTATTTAACCTCTGTTCAATTATATTTTTGCTCCGTTGCAATTTCTCTGGTGTACTGTCCAACAAGTCTTGCATAATTTCCCTAACTTTTTCCATACTATTGTAAGTCACAAAATAATCACCAAACGTATTTATAGCTAATTTCCGCAATTTCTCGTCTTTTTCCTCTTTCATTTCCTCATTCTTCTTTTGTGCCATCTAACTCGGCCATAACCGTATCAACCGCTGCTTCCAATAAGTCTTTGGCAACATTCTCTAATGCTTCTAACTGCCCATATTCCTTTAAGGCGACATATAACGAGCCGTCTAACGATAGAGAAATGTGCATTGAGGCATAGATAGTTAATTTGTTGCCATTGGTTAATTCAAAGTCAAATAATGGTACTAAGATTTTTTCTTTGCCCAGACTAATCATTTTTCTCCCTCGCTCCAAATTTAATTACTGGGGTCGCTAATTGAATGTCACTGTCCCGGCCAACTACGGCAATAAAATGAACCTCAGTTTGTGTGGCTAATTGGTTCAAACCAACAATTTGATAGCCATCAAGTAGATACTGCTCTAATTCTTTGTTGAATTCTTGTACATTTGTGTTTGAAACTATTCTTACTTTAACCATTTTTACCTCTCCTGTAATTTATTAAAATAATCAATAAAATAACTTTCTCTATTGCTACGACAACAGTCTACCCAAAATTCATTTACGTCCTTATATTGCTCAGGCACACGTATTACTCGGCTGTTGGGCAATAAGGCATGTAAATTATCCGCCCCTATTTGGCCCGCTTGGTCATTGTCTAATAATATGTAAATTTGCTTGTTCTCAAATAATTTTGCCCATTGTTTCTTGAAGCCATTTACACTGCCAATAATCGAACAAACAGATGGAAACCCAACTTGCGTCATAGTTAAACAGTCAACAAACCCTTCCGTTATCAACAACTTGTCTAAATATAATAGGTCATTGTTGAATAATATTGGCACAGTGCCCTTTAACACCATATATTTCATGCTTATTGTGTCCAATTCATGCCGCCTAAAAGCTAGGCTGTATGGTCTGTTGTTTTTATAAATAGGAATACTATAGAATTGACCTGTCCAACCAATTAAATATTTGTCTATAGTTCGATAATATAGGCCACGCTCTTTGTGCCAATATTGCCTGTGTTTGCTTGATAAATTTTTATGAAATTTATAATATAATTGTTCAGAAATATTATTGTCACTTTCTTTTAAGGTTTTGTATAATTTTTTAACTTTTTCTTTAACTGGCTTTTGCTTTATTCTTGATAATTTTATTAACTGGTTTATATTGTCTATGTCGGAAACTTTACAATAAGTGGCACAGGCAAAACAATAGGCTGTACCATTAGAATATATTGCCAAACTTGGCACGTCGTCGCCTTCATGGAATGGACAGGTAACATGACAGACAAAATGCGACGGTTCATAATCAGACATTTAACAATTGCTTCTCGGCCCAATTTGTTAACGAATAATTTATTTCTACCACCATCGGTATTGTAAATGTGCTTAGGTCTTCCATATTTTCTTTAATAAACTTGGCACATTCCCCCACCTTATCAACAGGACACTCAAACCCCAATTCATCATGTATTGACCATAAAATATGCAAATAGTCTGGCTTGGTATTATTTATTTTAACAAACGCATGTTTCATCATATCGGCCCCGCTGCTTTGAATTAAGTAATTTATGCCTTTATAGGACATGTCTGATGAAATATATAATTTGCGGCCATAAATATTGGTTATGTAACCGCGCTCTTGTATTTCTTTGTCAACTTTACGTTGTAACCTGGCAATTGCTGGAAATTCTGCATAGAAATTGTCCAATATTTCCTTCGCCTTAGTCAAATCAACATTTAGATTTAACGATAGTCTTTCTTTGCCCGCGCCATAAATTATGGCAAATACTAATTGCTTTGCCATCTGACGCTCAATGTTTAATTGCTTGGCAACCATACCATGAAAATCAAAATTGTTGTCCGCCTTGTAGGCAGCAATAATGTTTTTGTCATTGCTGTAATGGGCCGCTAAACGAACCTCTTGCCCACTGTAATCTGAAATTAAAAAGGCATAACCCTCTCTTGGTATAAAGGCCTTCCTTATAACATCCATCTTTCTCGGAAACTGCTGGCTGTTTCCACTGAACCTGCCCGTAACTGTCCCAGTTTGCCGATAGTCGAATCGTACAACACCGTTAATATTGTTATTTAACAAATTAACTACATAAGTTGAGAATAACTTACGTATATTGCGGTATTCTAATACTTTATTTAATACTTCATCATTTATTAACTCCAATGCCTTTTCATCGGTTGAAATTAAACCAGTTGGGGTTACTTTTTTGTAAGGAATATTATGTTTAGTAATATAATTTATTATTGTTCTGTTTTCGGTTGGTACAATGCCATGTTGGGTTAATTCTCGTTCAATGGCATTGATTTGAGCCAAATAAAGCTCATTTAACTCGTATAAATAGTCTACATTTATTCTAATGCCTATACTTTGCATTTCCAATAAGGCTTTAGTAACGTCACATTCGTTATCAAATAATTTCTTACCTTTCTCGTCTAAACGAGGGTAAAGGACTTTGAATAACTCATAGGTCAATTTAGCGTCTGCTGCTGCGTACTTAGCCATAATATCGGTCGGTATCTGGCTATAATCGAGGATTTTATGTTTGCGTCTATATTGCTTTAGGGCCGTTTCTTCTTCTGTCTCGAACCCTAGTGTCCTAGATAATTCCTTTAAGCCAATTTGGACATAATTATTATTACAGACATGGGCCAGAACCATAACGTCGGCAATTTTATTAGGAAACTCAATGTTCTCTTGTCTTAAGAAGGCCAAGTCAAAGGGAGCGTTATAGAATAAACAAATTCTTTGTTTGTCTTCGGCAATTGTTTTGATTAAATTCAAAACATCGCTTTCTTTGTAATTAAAACCTTCTTGGGCCCTAAATGGCAAATACCAAGAGCCATGTTTAGTGGCAATACTACAAGCAAATATTTTATGGCCTGAATATGGGTTAAGGCCATTAGTCTCTACATCAATGGCAATATAACGGCAGTCTTCCAAATCAGGCCAAGTAAATTCATAGTCACTGGCAAAATTTAATCTAGCTTGTTTGTACATTATTTTCTTGCCATTCTTTTATTCTCTGTTCTGCTAGTTCGATATATTTTGCTTCTTTGTCAAAACCAATACAACGCCGATTTGTTTGCAAACAAGCCAATGCAGTTGTACCACTGCCAATAAATGGGTCTAATACTAAGTCATTAACAAAAGTTGATAATTTTATTATTCTAGTTACTAATTCAACTGGAAATGGCGCAGGATGGCCTATTTTCTTGGCCCTGGCAGGCGCAATTTCCCATATTTGCCGCCCATAATCAATAAATTCTTGTTTGGTTAAAGCAGATGCCTTACGCATTTCATCTGTTACATCGGTGCGTTTACCAGGCTTTTTGAACCATAAGACATATTCGCATTCCCCAATAATCGGTATTGCTCCAGGTGAACAAAATCGGCCATAACTGCCTAATAACCTGCGCGCTCCACCTGAAGCATGATGTGACCTTATTTTACGCCATAACACTAATTCCTTATAGTCATAATATGTATATAGATGGCTAATTAGTAACGCATGTGTTGGTAAAACAACTGACTTTTTGAATTCTGACTTTAATGAGGTATGGCTGTCATCAATATTTATCCACAAATGACCACCTGGCTTTAGCAGCCAATATACTTTATCAAATACATCAAGTAAAAAATTCACATATAATTCATAACCATACAATGTCTTATATTTGTCCTCATATTCTTTTCCACAAAAGTACGGCGGCGAAGTAACGACTAAATCAACCGAACGCGGCTCTAATTTATTCATTCCTTTCAAACAATCTGAACAAATCAACTCAATTTGTTGCATTGGTAAACCCCTTGCTATTTTCAATTAAATGTTGTATAATATAATTATGATAGAACTAATATTTGATTTCTTATTTCCAACCACAAACCATGCTTACGGGGTGGCCGCAAAAGGCAAACACGCCTTTATGTACAAAACTGCTGAAGCAAAAAATAAAGCCGCATTAGTTCAAGCCGCTTTATATTCAATTGACATAACTAATTTGCAGCCACCTCTTGGTTTATATATTGCTGTTTACTTAAACAAGAATATGCGTGATATTGGTAGTTCGACTAAATTGATACAAGACGCTATTTGTGATAGTTTGAAGATAAATGATAATAATATTTACTTGGTCATAGAAGAAAAAATAGTTGAAAAAACCTGTCAACCACAAACCAAAATTGTTTTTGGAACGCTTACTGAGGTTTATCAATGGTTTCATACACATCGTGCCAATCACCTGCTAGAAACAGATATAGCAAATCAACCGCTATAGCCACAATGTCCGATAAACTTTCCTCAGGAAATACTTGGTTCATTTCAATAAGATGTCTGATTTGTTCATAAGTTAATTTACAAGTAACTGTGAAATATTGAACATATAAATCAGTAAAACGCCTATTACCTTTTGGATTAGATTTTAGTTTGTGCATTATTTTTTCAACATTCCTGTCATTCTTCCACCAATTACTTTAGTGTTCGGTGAAAGGACATTTCGTTCAACTTCTGGTGTTTCAGTTAATATTTTCTTCAATTCGCTTGCTTGTACTTTTATACCAGACTTTATAATTTGTACGCGCATATTTGACATAAAGTCCAAAAAGCCCTCTGGTGTTAATTCTATTTTGCCCACCAATGGCCCAATTGTATCATACAATATATCAACCGCCAATCTAATAACTTGGCTACTGTCAACATTACCTAAGATGTGCCTTAAATAACGCAATTTGGTAAATGTCTCTGAAGGCAAAACTGCTTTTGTTTTTCTGCCTAAAGCAATTTCTATACCTTCTTCCAACGGCGGCAAATCTTTGTACAATGATTGGGCATAACAATACGTGCATAAGCCATTGCTGGCATACGGGCGGTCAATTCGTCCGCATTTTATACAACAATCGTATTCTTCATGCCAAACATTGCCGCGATGGGTTTGATTGTTAAATTTATGTTTCTTGTAAATTTTTATAGGCATTATTTATTTTATCCAATAATTCGACTAAAGTTTCTCTAGTTAATTCACCAGTGTCATGTAATTTAATATGACAACCACGACATAACAATAATAACCTATCTGCTCGTTCATATTGTTCTGCATATTCTAATGTTCTTGCTCGGCCAAAGACATGGTGGACATCAACACCTTCTCGCCTAATATGGTTCAGATGGAAACATACTTCACACCAACCATGCGCTCTAATATATACTATTTCTCTCTGTATACGTCTGTATTCTTTTAAGGAGTTTGCATTCATAACGCCTTTGTTATGAATAAATCTATTTACTTTCCTACGTCTAGGTTTTGGCTTGGAAATTGGTCTAAATGCCTGATTTTTTTCCATGTTGATAGGGCCTAGATTCGTTATAAGCCATTTTATTGGCAATTGATGCTGCAATATCAATATTTAAGCCTGCAGTTAAATGAAATAATCTAATAAACGTATCAGCAAGTTCTTCAATAAAATTCATCATATCTTGTTTTCTAACTGCCTCACAGGCCTCACCTAATTCAGAGACAATTAACATTAACTTAGCCAGTATTAAATCGGCCTGCGTTATATCAGTTGGTGTATCAAAACCTTTATTGTTCGCCCAGTCTTTAATGTTACTGGCTAAGTCATTTAGAGCCAGAATAAAATATTTATCTAACAATTGTTGATTTTCATTATCAACGGCATGAGGGAATACCCAACCAGGTTTTATAGTTTTGTTTTCTACCATTGTTCCTCATTGTCAGTTAATGTGTCATCTAGTTCAGTTGGTTGCTCTGGGGCAGGCCGACGGTTGACTCTAGACCGCAGAACCTTTGGGGAAGATTTAGTCTCTGTTGTTTTTGGTCTGGGAGCACGGGTCGGCTTTTCTGCTCGGTCAATTGGTTGCAACAATGCGACCTCTTTGGCACTAACAAAGGTATAATATTGTCTCTGCCCTTCTTTTTCATACCTAGTGCACACTAAAGCCCCGTGTACATAAACATACTCGCCCTTCTCAATCCTATCAGCTAGATATTCGGCCAAATCACCCCAACATATTACATTTACAAAATTACCGTTTTCTGTAAATGGGTCGGTGTTTATAGAAAAATTAAATTTCATTACTCCTTTATCTGTATAAACGGGCTCTTTAATCCATGTAACTTCACCAATAATATTAACGCTGTTTGAAAAACCACTTGGCATTTCTCTTTCTCCTAATTCATTCTAAAAAGTTTTACAGTGCCACCGCACTTCAAATGTATTAACACATCTTCTTTTGACAAATAAAACACTTTATTTAATAAGCTTTGGTCATATTTTATATCGTTATAAAAATCAACTGTTTTGGTTATTCGCCTATCAATGTATATGTCCCAAATAATTTCTTTACAATTCGTGCATTGACCCAATATCTCCCTGTCTTTAGTTATTCTATATCGCCCTAGTCCATAAGGCTCTGTGTCATAATAACGCTTCGTCATAGATAATACCTCATATAACACACATTATGTGGCTTAACGCTTTTTTAGTTCGGCCAAATATTTCGTAAAAGCCTCATCGCCGTTACTAAATGCTTGTTGCATTTCTTGCATTATCATATCACTTTCATCAAAATCATTTGCAACATAAACCGCACTATTAGTTGGTCTAAATATAATACTAAAGTCTCTATAATCCAAATAGAAATCGCAAGGCCTGACATGGAACTTGGCCTGTAGCTTGGCTAGAGCCTCCTTGTCGGGCAAGACCCAGTTGCCAGTGGATGTATCAAAGCTGCCACCTGCCTCCTCTATCGCTCTCGTGAGCCTGGTGGGGCTGGCGGTACTTCGACCAACCGTGTAAGTTTCTGGATACTTCCTGTCTTCCCTGTTGACTCGTACCAACATCTGTGACATTTCCTTAACCTCCTCAAGTAACTATTGTTAGTATAGCACACTTTTCCCAGCTTGTCAAGTGGTTTCTTATGGAGAAATTGTGGAGTTTTGCGGGAAACTGCTAAATTGCCCAAACAAATTAAAATTGGCTATTGACAAGAATTGAAATGTGTGCTATAATATAATTAGAAGGGAAAGAAGAATATAGTGGGATTTGACAAAAAATAAAAAGTATGCTATAATATAATCAGAAGGTAAAGAAGATAGTATGTTTTTAGCAACACTTTGCACTTTAAGAACTTAACAAGTTCAGCCGCTGGAGAGATAATGTCTCAAAAGCAAAAAGAATACTGGGGTAACACATATATTTGCTGGTTCGGGCACGGGCCGCAAAGATGGCTAGATAACAAGAATGCCATTTCATACGTGTCAACGCGCGCGGATGGTTTTACCGCTAAGGCTCCGGGGGCTAATTCTAATAAATTAGAATTCTAATAAATTAGAATGAATACCCGACCGAGTGCCATAACCGCAGTAATGCGGCTTAAACGACTGGGAGAAATCTGACGAAACCCCTATTAAGTGTAACCAAATGGTTGTTATGTTACCAAATGGTTATGCAGCGAAATTCAGGCGATAAGTGCTAACTTATCTAGAGTAAGAGGACGCCGTAGTAACTTTACCTAGTTTGATGCAACTAGGGCTTGAAAAGTAGGTCTCATGTGCGTAATGTTTATCGGTCTGACAACAGGTGGGTAAAAGGTAACACATGGGACGCTTGGCTTCACGAGCGCGTGCTACGTTTTCCAGAAGTGCAAAAACTAACCACTTTTGCACAGTCTAATAAGTCATTCTTTTGCAATAAACCTAGTTAGGGTGTTAATTAAAGAATGCTCCTGTATTAGACTAAGATTAGGTAAAAACCCCTGGTAAAGCAACCATTTATGTTCTGTTGCTGTCATTTCTAACTATACTTGGATAATCCAGGTCTAATGATTAAACCAGTTTTTTACCTTGTTTTATCTTTTTCTGGAAGCGTAGCTACTAAAGGGAATACTATGCCCTGTGACCGGAAGAACATCGGTCACAGGGCAAAACCGAGTACAAAAAACGTACTCGGTTTTTAATTTGTTGTGCGTTTGAAAAACGCACAACAAAAATATTTAGCGAGTGTTATCTAATGCCTAAATAATAACAAACAATAACAAAGAGATATAACAAACAATAACAAAGAGATTAAGATATATAGGGCATTAGATAACACGAGCAACCACCCCAAAGGGGTGGTGTGTTGTTGTAATGGCTATGTTAGCCAGGGACAAGAAGGACTTTTGATGTTTTTAACAAAAGGACTTCTTGTCAATACTAAACACATAAAGACATTACAACAACACAAAACAAGAATAATAAATTATTTAATAACATAATGATTCAATAGTTAATGTTCTTTATTAACTATTGGTTAAGGCGAAATATGTTTTTTATATTTCGCCGCAAACCAAAACAAGGTGTTAAATAAATTAAAATATTATATTTAACAACATTATGTTAAGTAAAATATATAATAACATTATGTTAAGTAAAAATAAAGTAATATATTGTATAAATACCGGTTCCTGGATAGTAAATAATTTGGGCCGGAATATACCTTCTTAACAAACTGACCGAAGGGTCAGTTAAGAAGGTCATAAGTTTTGGTAAAATTTGACAAAATTATTGAAGTGTTGTATAATAAGAATAGGAGGAAAAGAATGATGTTGAAATGAGACAAGAGAGATACAAGGTAACAAGGCTGGATATTGATGAGTTTTTTACGCCGTTGAACATCATAGAGTCTGTTAGAGAAACACTGGGTAGGATTGATTTAGACCCAGCTTCAAGTTTCAGTGCCAATGAGTTTGTTAAAGCGGATAGGTTCTTTACGAAATATGACAATGCGTTAAGTCGGAGTTGGGGCAACAATAGCCGCATATTCCTCAATCCGCCCAAGAAACGTGATTTGATTGATTCTTTTGTACATAAGTTAATCTATGAGATTGGTAAAGACAATGTGAGCGAAGCAATTGTGTTTGTTGATAACGATACAGATAGTTCATGGTTTCAATCCTTATCAGCTATATCTAGTTGTGTTGTTTTCTCTAAATATAGGTTTAATTTAATAAATTCTGCTAAAAATAGTATAGTTGCAAGGAACGGTAAGGTTATTTTTTATTATGGAAAATTTATAAAAGAGTTTATTAAGAATTTTAGTAAATATGGAGTGGTGTTTTATTAGTGGCTAAGAATAATGAGTTACAAACTGCTTTAGCAGCAGCAGAATATTTATATAAACATTCTTCAATGAGCCTTAATGATATTGCTAAGGCGTCAAAGGACTTGTTCGGCGTTGCCATACCATTAAGCACTCTTAGAAGTAAGCAGAATGAAGGAAATTGGCAAAAAGAGTATGAAATAGAACAAGATGATATTGTTATGTTAAATAAATTAGAAAGTTTAATAAAAAACGCATTGGAACGAGAAGGCTTAACTTCTCGTGAGTTGTTAGATTTAACCAATGCCTTTGGTAAGTTACAAACAATAAAAATGGATATTTTTGGTCAAAGTGGTATTAAATCTGATAAATCTGTTAAATACTTTGGCCGAACAAGTATTATTGAGGAATAATGATATTACTTAATGAAGAACAATATTATATTGTGCAAAAATGCGCAAATGATGTTGTGTTTTTTCTGGAGGAATTTGGTTATATTCAACATCCAAAGTATGGTCGTTTGCCATTAAAAGGCAATATGTTTGAGTGGCAAAAGAAATTATTGCGTGACTTGGCAAATGGTGAGTCGGTGATTTTGTTGAAATCAAGACAGGTTGGGGCGACAACGATTGTTGCTGGATTTGTACTTTGGTTGGCTTGTTTTCATTTGAATAAAAACTGTGATTTATTGTCAGATAAGGAAGAAAAAGCGATTAGTTTGTTAGATAAAGTTAGGTATTTTGCTAATAATTGTCCTTCTTGGTTGATTGGTGAAATTGGTACTGATAGCAGGTTGAAGATGGAATTTGTCTTTAGAGACGACAATCCTGAGAGCAATACTTATGGTCAAATAATTGGTCGGTCAGTTATAAGGTCATTAAGTACTGCTTCCAATGTTCCTCGTGGTTCTTCACCAAGTTTCTTGTTGTGTGACGAAATGGCCTTTTGGCCGCCGCATGTTGCTGAGAAATTATGGACAAGTTTAGTACCTGCGACGGCGCATGGTGGGCAATTATTGATTTGTAGTACTCCAGCTACTAATACAATTTTTGAACAATTATATTTTGAAACATTAGAAAAGATTGAACATAATGAACCAACCCGTTATGTAATTCATCGAGTGCACTACCGCTATGATTGTGGTTATGATGATGCGTGGTTGGCAAGGGCCAGTGAGGGTTTAACAGAAGAACAAAGAATGCAAGAATTTGAACTAATGTTTATGCCCTTAGGTCAACCAGCATTTCATTTGCCCGCCTTGCAGCAGTGTTATAAACCTGGTTTCAAACCATCATTGTCAAATATGTATTTTAGTGGTATTGATACGGCGGAAGGCAAGAGTTCAGGTGATTATAATGCTGCAGTTGTAATAAATGATAGAGGTGAGGTAGTTGAAGTTATACGCAATAAATACCCATTGGGCGTCTGGGCAGGTACGATTGTTTATGGTGTTTTGCAACCTGGTTTTGTTAGTAAATTGCACGAGAAATATCCAGGAATTATGCAAATAGAATATATGGGGGCTGGTATACAAGTTTATAACATGCACGTTTTGCCCCCCAATCCTGTTTGTCAGGTTATTCCGAAGCGAGTAACTATGAAATCAAAGCAACAATTAGTTAATCAATTCATTTTAGCTATTGAGGGTGGTAGTATTGTTTTTGGTGATGAAGTATTATTTAATGAATTGCGGTCTATGGTTAAAGATGGCAATGGAGGGGCATGTGCGCCGTCAGGGGGGCATGATGACGTAGCTATGGCTGCTTTTCATGCTTTTGATGCCTTTTTGACTTATGGTGGTGTTAGTACAGGTATTGCCTTTAATCACATAACAACCGAAGATAAGTATAATTTTGAAGAACCAATATTGTACACTGAAGGGCCGATAAATTATAGTAAAAGGGTTGACCATGAATCTGAATTTATGCGTTATGACCGTGAGTCATTCTTTAATATAATTTAAGAGGTGATTATGAAATATTGTCTTAATTGCGGTAATGAGTTAAAAAATGACAAGAGGACATTTTGTTGTAAGTCTTGTGCTGCTAAATATAGAATGCACAAAATAGATAGTATTGATTATTCAACTGCGCCGATTGAAGTTTATGAAGTATTAAGTGAACGTTATGGCAAAGAAACGGCCAAGACTATGATGGCTGAACAAGGCGGTGAAATATTTATGACCGCCAGTTCTTTGGGCAATTTTACTAAAGGTCGAACGTATGGAGACATGTATGAGACTGATTTATTTAATTATTCTGAAAATAGATTAAAGCATTATAACCGTGCGGCTGGCCGTTTGACTTATAGTATGATAAAAGATATGTTGAAATGTGGTCAAGTTGTCTTTGGCTTACATGTTAAAAAAGCCCCCATTGAAAATGTTTTCAGAAAGGAAGGGGCGTTAGCTGTTGACATAAGTCGCGGCAGTAAGAACTTCAGAAAGAAGATTGCTAATAATTTGGTTTATATGATTCAACGATATATACATGATTTTATGTCTATGTTAGAATATGGGGTTAGTATAAATGAAGTTGTTTGGCGCGTTGAAGATGGTTTGGCCCTAGTTGATGCTATCAATTCTGTTAATCCAGAAACGGTTGACCATTTGAATTTGACTTCAGACGGTAGTTTTGATGGTTTTACACAGATAATAAATAGCAAAGTTATTGATGTACCGATGGAGCAATCATTATTGTTGAGTTATAATAAGAAGTTTAGAAATTTATGGGGTGAGAGTATTTTAACAGCAGTTTATCCATTCTATTTTTGGTATGATGTAGTTTGGAGGTCTTTTGTTAGATATTTGGAAAAAAGCAGCACACCTGTTGTCGTGGCAACTGCCCCATCAAATAGGAAAGTTATTGATAAAAGTGGGCGGGCATTGGATGCGCTGGTTATTGCCGAGCAGCTTGCTGATAAGGCAGCTAAAAGCCCAGCCATTGCTCTGCCTAGTGACAGAGACCAAGATGGCAATCCGATGTGGTCATTGTCATATTTGAAAAATGATTATAGTGGCAATCAATTTGAAAGTGCACTAAAATTGTTGGGCGTGATGATTACTCGTAGTCTGTTAGTCACCGATACAGTTGCTACTCAACTTGATTCTGGCTCGTTTAATATGAGCAGTATCCATTATCAAATTCTAATGCTAGATAATTCTAGAATTTTGAATGAAATAATAACACAATTGAATAGATATTTATGTACTCGTTATTCCTTGTTCAATTTTGGGTCTGAAAAAACTATGATGGTAAATCTACGTAGCAGCGCGTTGGATATGGAGGAGCAGCAAGCATTGATTGATTTGCTAAAAGTAGCGGTTAATAGTAAACTACCTGTTATAAATGAGATTGATTTTAGAAAGATTGGGGAGATAGGCAATATACCGTTTTTGACTAAAGAAGAAGCAGAACAACTAAAACAAAGTAATATACCTGTTAAGGAACAGCCAGAGCAATCTGAGCAATAAATAAGGATGTAACCGAAGTGATAATAGATGGGTTTGAGTTTGATGACGACTTATTGAAAGTAGTTTGCGATGAATTTAATATAGATATAAGTAAGATTGTAGTTGATGGCGAGATTATAAAAAAGTTGGAGCAAATTTCGTTTAATGATGCTATAAAAAATAGGAAACTTTGTTATAATATTATTTGTGAAAATAAATTATATTCTTTTATTCAAGTAAAAGCAAGAACGGATGAGGGATTTTATATAAACAGGAGAATTTATTATCTAATTAGTGAGATAAAAAATGGATGAAGATACACATAAAAAGATAGAAATTACAATTTATAAAGGTCTCACGCCTGCTCCTTCTTTGCCCATTGAAGAGGGGCGCAGGTTATTAGAAGAAGCCGAAGCAGTTATTGCTGAGCACATGGCGAAAGCCAATATCAGCCAGCAAGCAATTTATGTAACGTTGGGTTATATTCGTTATAACCATTTATATTTGTTTTCCTTTGATGAAAATGGCGAGCCTATACGTACTTGGACTGGTTATGTTCGTTCTTTGGCTTGGCGCATGAATATATCTAAATCATGGATATTTTCTAGAGCGCACGCCTTTTTTATTGGTATGGCTATTGGTTTCCAAATGGAAGAATTGTATGAAATTGACCCATTAACTTTGTCGTTAATGAAATATTTTGTTAATGTTGGCAAACATGGTGACATAACTGTTTTCAATGAAGATAAGTTGGGCATTGATGATACTATGGATGATGATGCCAAGTTAGCCAAATTGCGCAAGTTTGTTAATGAATTAAATGTGTTACAAACCGATGAGCGAGTTAAATTTGTCAAAGGCGACTTATTGCATAAAGTTAAATATTTCTTTAGATTAACAGATGATTTTAGGATTGTTTATAGTTCAACGTTAGACATGGAAGAAAAGCCATTAGAGGAAGCACCAAGAAATGTGGTTGAGATTTTTAAGCATAGGATAAAGGACAAGACCACACAATTCTATGACATTTACCCAATAACCAAGAAGGCGAGCAATGTTAGCGAGTGATTTGTTAGTTAGACGGCAACAGCGGAAAGAACAATTACGAAATATTACTAAAGTCCCATTGTATGGTTTAGATGATATTTATGGCCTAAATTTAGGTGATGGTGATTTAGTTGTAATATTTGGTCAACCAAAAGCTGGGAAAACCACTGTTGCTTTGAATTGGGTTTGGCGAATTGCCAAGAGTGGTTATCCAGTTACTGTTGTTTCAACTGAAAGTGTTATGACCGCAGAGCGTTATGCCCTAAATATATTGGCTTTGGAAGTTACTGATATATTATACACGCAAGAATATTTTGGTGACAGTGTAAACGCCGATATATTGGACAAAATTCTATTATCTGATAACCCAAGCATATTTTGTAAAGATAGAAACAAAAGTCATGTTTGGGCCGCTGTAGAACAAGCTTTAGCGATATTTGGTAACTATAATATTGATATATATGGTTCGGCATTGGAAGATGGGGGCATGGTAAATGCGGAAAATTTGTTTAATTTAATGCGTAAAGTACCAGTGCCGAGTGTCTTCGTTTTAGACCAAATTAACCAGGTTTCATTATTGAATGATTTAGACCCTGCGCCGAGTGCTATAAAGATTATGAAGGGTTTGGCTCAAATTATTAAAGAGAGAAAGATTGCTACTATTGTTGTCAGCCAAGTTTCTACTGGTTCTTCTAGGGATGGTAAGGATGCCCCATTGGGCGGCAATTTAATTGTAGCTGAGGCTAATTTGGGGGTTAAACCATTGAGGGATAATGATGTTTTAACTTTGGTCTCTCCACCTTTGTACTCTCGTTCTACGCCTCCATTTTCTATTTCGTATAATATTGACCCATTATCTGGTTATATGTTAAGTTATAGTATTTTGAATAAAAAGGAGTAAGTGATGAAACAGTTCAGATACGAGAAGTTGTTTAAGCCAGTTAAATTTGATGAACAACAGGAAAAGCTTTATTTGCGGCATTTGGTTTATAATTTGTTAGAAGAGTTTGATTTGGATTCTGCATTAGTTATTGCTAGGGCTACGTGTAATTTAAGTTGGTGTTGGGGAATTTCACTAAAAACTATTATGGAAACTGTTTTTGAATATTCACTTATTGATGAAGATTTGTTTGATGAAAAATTGATTGTGATGTCCGATTCAATTTACGATTGTGTTTCTGACAATCTATCAAATGTTATGTATGTTTTAAGCCCTATTGATATAGCCAGATTGAGGGTTAATCTTTTGAATATTCCTCATAAAAAATTAGATGCAAAATTTGGTGATGAGGAAGTCGTACTATATTTCTTTGACAGTTTGCCGTTTAGTCCGATTGAGGCCGTTGATGGATAAAGTCAGAGTTTTGTGCACTGGTTCAGAAGGCTATTTAGGCACGGTATTAGTAGATAAATTATTGGCTAATGATTTGGTTGATATTATTGTTGGTGTTGATGCCTGCTTTTTTGGTGAAAATAATGTTGATGATAGCGGAAAATATATGTTAGTTAAAGAACGTGTAGAGAATATGCCAAGAGGTTGGGGCTATTGGTTGGATGAAATAAAGCCGAACATTGTCATTGCTTTGGCGGCCATTTCCAATGACCCCGCATGTGAATTAAATCCAGTATTAACTAAAATAGTAAACCATTATAGCGTCGTCCATTTGGCGTTGGAGTGCAAATTACGCCGTATCCCGTTTGTATTTGCTAGTTCCGCAGCAGTTTATGGTTCAGTTAATTATGTTGCTGGGGAATGGTCTCCTACTTATCCTATATCCTTATATGCAGAAGAGAAATTAGCAACTGAAAGAGATTTATTCGCAATGGCCGATAATTGCTGGCAGCCTCAAGTGTTTAGGATGGGTACGTTATTTGGCATATCGAAAAGGCCGCGTTTTGACTTAGCTATCCCAGGCATGTTGAAAGATGCTTTATTAAGCCGTTGCATAACTGTTTTTGGCGGTGAACAATGGCGGCCATTTTTGAGTTTAGATGATGCAACTAACTTTTATTCTGATATGGTTAATGGTTATGTTTATCAAAGGAAGATAATGAATTTAGTATCGTTTAATATAACCATAAATAATTTGGCTAAATGTATTGCTGAATTTGTTAAAGAAAGATATAATTATGATGTTGACATAGTTAATAATACTCAGACATTGGATTCAAGAAATTACCAATTATTTGGCCCTATCTTTGATAAGGTTACTACTATGTCCTTGTTTAATATGTTAGATGAAATGTCTAAACAGATATTAGAACTTGGCCCTGATGATATTGGGGATGATAAATATTATACAGTTAGAGCATTGAGGAGAATGTTAAAGTGATGGTTGATATTCCATTTTGTAGGCCTAGTATTACGACAGCAGAGTTGACGGCTGTTAAGGAATGTGTAGCGAATGGTTGGCTAACGATGGGCAATGAAGTGGCTAAATTAGAACAAGAATTTGCTGAATTTTGTGAAGCAGATAGGCCTGGTATTGCCACTGATAGTTGCACATCTGCATTATTTTTAGCTATGAAAGCAATGAATATTGGCCCAGATAATGTAGTTGCTGTACCAGCATTAACATTTGCTGCGACGGCCAATATGGTTGAGGCATTGGGAGCTAAAGTTAAATTTGTTGATGTTGGTATTGATGGTTGTATAGATACTAATAATAATGAGTTATTTGATGTTGATTTAATTTTAGCAGTTGATTATGCTGGTAATGCTGTTGATATTGAAGGTTTGAGGAAGTTTAATAAACCAATTGTTATTGATTCAGCCGAATCGCATGGCGCAATTTATAATATTGGCAACAAGAGCGGCAAAACTGGTTTGATTCATTGTTATTCGTTTTACCCTACAAAAATATTGGCTGGGGCAGAAGGGGGAATGATAATTGGTGCAACAGATGAACAGGCAGAGAAAATAAAAAGATGGCGGTTGCATGGTTTAAGTTCAGGCGCGGAGAATAGGTATACAGATAGGTCATCTAGTTCATTTCCTGTTGTGGAAGATATTGGTTGGAAGCATAACCTTTCTGATGTCTCGGCGGCCATAATTAGGCAGCAATTGAAGCGGTATGAAGAAATCTATAATTTGCGCCGTTCGGTTTGGATTGGATATTATTTTATGACTGTTGAATTGCAAACATTAGGTTATAATGTTGGTTGTATTCGTGAGGGGCCGAATTCTAAATCTGCGCCGTATTTGTTTGTTTTTCTAGTGGAGCATCGTGATAATTTTATGAAATATATGCTTAATAATGGTATTAAATGTGGTGTGCATTTTGTGCCTTTGCATTTGCACCCATATTATGTCAACAAATATGGTAAGTTATTTTTACCTTTGGCTGAACATATTGGGGAGACATGTGTTTCTTTGCCATTATATCCAGATTTGAGCACAATTCAGTTTGATTATATTGTTGATAAAATTAGAACATATTTTATGAATAGGTCGAATTGACTGTGATTGATAAAATAATTTGTAACCGTTTGGATTTTGATACAAATGTAACGGGCATATTATCTGGAATATGGGATATAAAAACAAATAAATATGAAGTATTTGGGCCGTTTCTTAAAGATTGTTTAGAATTTGGTTATAAGCATTTGATTGTGCGGGCTACGCTTGAATGATTGGATTTGATTAGAGAATTAGAGAAAGTTGGTTTTGTTTTATCTGATGTTTGTGTAAATTATAAATATGATATTGAAAGTTCTGGGCTGCCAGAAATTCCAAAATATTTGGATTATAAAGTAAGGTTGGCAACCGAAGACGATATAGAAGCAATGCAAAAACTAATTATTGGCACATTTAAGTATGACCGCTATCACACTGACCCATTATATACTAAAGAAATGGCTGATAAAGTTTATGTCAAGTGGGTAGAGAATGCTGTATTGGCGCGCTACGATACATTGGCCTTTGTAACGGATATCGAGGGAGACATTGGTGGATTTTCTACCTTGCGTATTTTACCGTATGCAGCAGTTATTGGTCTTATGGCTGTGTCTGATAAGTATAGACATCGTGATATGGCTAAAAATTTATTAAAACAACATATTATAAAGGCTAATGAATGTAATTTACTTGATGTTAGTGTTGTAACACAATTAAATAATATTCCAGCGATTAAATTATATGAATCATGTGGCTTTAAGTTGTCTGAATCTTATATAATGATGGTTTACACAAATGACTGACGAATGTTTTTTGGATTATACAGTAGATAAAGATGCTTGTGTGGTTTTTATTTATACATGGCGGCGTAAGGAAATATTGGAGCAGTGTGTTGATAGTATGATAAAGAACCCCGGTTATCCGATGCGCTTGTGGGTAGTTGACAATGGCAATTGTGATGGCAGCAGGGAGTATTTGTTAAGTAAAGTTTATGAAGGCCATATAGAGAAACTAATTATTGAGAAACGTAATTGGGGCATCTGGTATCCATTGAATGAATGTAGAGCTTTATTGCATGTTACATCAATCCAACCGTATATACCTAAGCCGAAGTACTTTTTTTTAAGTAATGATGATATGATTGTTAAAGTTGATAATTGGTTAAAGATTTTAGTTGATTCGTTTGAAGAGTTAAAAAATTGCCCATATAAAATAGGCATTTTGAGTCCATTTCATTGCAAGAGGTTAGATGGTAATTATGCTGATTCGATGACACCGGAAGATTATTGGAATGGTTATCCAATATCAACTTATGTTTCTGGTAATACGTGGTTTGTTGATACGGATTTATTTTTGAGTATGCCAGATTTCCCAGTTGACAATAGTATAGAAATGGGCGATTGGTTTATGCTAGACGAATATAAGAAACGTGGCTATAAATGTGTCAGGACTAAAGAAGAAATCCTTTATCATCACCCAGATACACAACAATTTGGTAAATACAATTATTTAAGGCATTGGTGAAAAATATGGTAAATATTGCGATTGCCCAACAGATTCCTGGTTGGATGTTGGGTTCGGAATTATTATGGTTAGCTGAAGCTGCTCAAGATAAAACTAATATTTTAGAGGTTGGCCCATGGAAGGGCAAGAGTACTAGAGCCATAGCCGACAATTCTAATTGCCCCATAACCGTTGTTGATTCGTGGGCTGGGCCATTGGATATTGAGAATTATGCACATGATTTTGATGAAGCAGTAAATTTTGGGTCTGATTATATTTTGAATCAATTCAAGGCCAATTTGGCCGAACATTTGCCCAGAATCAGAATTCTTAAAATGTATGCTAAAGAGGCTTATGAGTTATTATTAACTGAGCAGCAAAAATTTGATATGATTTTTATAGATGCAACACATACGTTTGCCGCAGTTAAAGAAGATATTGAGCATTTTAGGCAATTATTGAGTGAGGGTGGTCTATTATGTGGGCACGATTATTCTGAGTATTGGCCTGGTGTGATTCAAGCGGTTCAAGAAACGTTGCCAAAGTATGCAGTCGCTGTTGATACAAGCATTTGGTATATGATATGAAATTATCGTTTATGATTGTAACTTATGATAGTACGGAGAATGTGATAGAAATATTGGAGCAAATGGAAACTTTTGTTGATGAATTAGTTGTTGTACATGATGGAAAGGAAGTAGACAATGTTTTAACCGTTGCTAGAGAATATGGCGCAAAGACATTGGAGGCAATGCCCCACATGGGTTATGCTGACCCACATCGGCAGACGGCGAGAGAATTGTGCACAGGCGATTGGATATTATGGAGCGATACTGATGAACGTTGGGTAACTGATGGTAAATATATTAGGGATGCTATAAATAACGCAGATATGAATGGATACGAGGCAATTTATGTATTACGCGATAATATTTATCGAGGTTTGTTAGAAAGCCACCCTAGAATATTTAAGAATTCTTCTTCGTTTAGATTTAATGATATAATTCATTTAACATTTGACAGTGTGCCAAGAGCAATACATGACAATAATATTGTTCTAAAACATTATGATAAACATGATGAAGTAGACGAAAATGGTTATTATGTCAACTTAGATTATAGGCGAGATAAAATGTTAAGGTATAAAAATGCGCAAGATTATGTGCGAGAAAAGTATAAGGATAGGCCAGATATATTGAGCTTTCCTGGTCTTAATTATAACTACGATGATATTTTGGCCGAAGTGAGGCGTAAGTAAAATGAGCGAAGAACCAAAAGTTGCTATATTTTCCCTAATGCGTGATAGAGCTGACAAAATTCAAGGCTACAAAGACCAGATTTATTCTTTTGATTACTCTAATTGGACAGTCAATGTTTGTGAAGGCGATTCGGTTGACAATACTTATGAGATTCTGAAGGCATGGGAGAGGGAAGAACCGAGAGTAAAGATTTATAAATTAGATTTGCATAGGCCTTTGTATGGTTCTGTTGTTTGCCCAGAAAGGTTTTTAATATTGGGGACATGCAATGATTATATATTGAATGACTTAGCCAGTGATGAAAGTATTGATTATTATTTTTATTTACAAATGGATTTGCGTTTTTGGAATCCTAGAACAGTTATAAGAGATTTGATAAACAGCAATAAAGACATTGTTGGCGGCATGGTTTGGGGCAATGATGTTATGTATGATACATGGGGCATGACCTTTCTGGATGGCAGCAATTTTCCGCCGTTGCCTAAGTCATGGTATCAAGCAAATGGTTATAACGATATATTCGAGGTAAGTACGGTCGGTTCTTTTTTCTTAGCTAAAGGTGAAATAATTCGTAACAATGTTAGATTTGGTATTGAAGAAGATGTAAAAGAGTTTTGCCGCAATGCCAGATTATTAGGTTATAGAGTCTGGTGTAATCCAAATATAAATGCTAATCATACATAGGTGATAGATGGCTAAGATTTTGGCAATAGGCAGCCGATGCGAGGTTTGTGAAAAAGATGACGAGGTATGTATTGTAGATATACGCGAAGGTGTGGGCAACATTGTTGGAGATGTGCATAATTTATATATGTTTGCAGATGATGAGTTTGATAGGATTGAATTTCATCATGTTTTGGAGCATATTTGGCCCGATGAAGTTGTTGATGTATTAAAAGAACTTAAAAGAGTTTTGAAAGCGGGGGGTGTATTAGAGCTTAGTGTACCAGATATGATTGCTTGCGCTAAGACATTATTGATGGGGAATAGACAAATATTAAATAATATATTTGGCACATTTGAAGAACCAGAATATACTTCACATAAATTCGGTTATACGGCTGATACATTAGAGCCAATATTAAAATCTGTTTTTTCTAATGTAAGAAATATTCCTAGAAAAGATGAACATGAAATGAGGTATGAATGTATAAAATAAAGATTTGGTCAGATGTTAACAAAGATTGGAGTAGAGCTTTACATAATAATAATAAATATATAAAGCAATTTGCCCCTGATAACATTGAGTTTGTTGAATCGGTGGATAATGCTGATTATAAGATTGTGCATATAATTGGCGAGAATGAGTTAAATTTATGTTACCCATTTGAGAAGACCATACCGTTTTTTTACTGTTTTTTGACTGGTTCGTTATATCCGACTATGTTTTGGCGCGATGTAGTTAAGAATGTCCCTTTAGTCCTATCATATTATCCGTTAAATGAATGGTTTGAAGAAAAGTTTAATTTTTATAGGACGCCGCTTGGTGTTGATGTCAATATATTTAAGCGTGATTATCGTAGACAAAAAGAGAATGCTGTTTTGTCAACTGGTTATGTCTCAGAAACAGAGCGAATAGAAGCTTTTTATAAAGCATTTTCGATGCTTGGTTATAAAGTATTTCATGTTGGGAAAGATTTTAGTTTTGGTAAAAACTTCGTTTATTTTGAAAATGTTAATACTGAGGTTATGGTAGACTTGTACAATAGAAGTAAATATGTTAATGCCATTAGGGTTGTTGAAGGTTATGAAATCGGAGCGATTGAAGGTGGGTTATGTGGTGCGCGCCCAATTTGTTTGAATAATAATATTTATAGTTATTGGTATGAGGATTTTCCAATTTATATAAAAGATGATGGATTTATGACTGATGACGAAGTAGCTGAAGCAATAATTATAGCGGTTTTGAATGATAAAAGGAAGGAAGTTACTGAAGGGGAAATGGATTGGCTTAGGAACAGATTTAATATTGAGCGCGTATATACCGATTTATGGCGCAATATATTGAGTTATTTGTGAGGTTGAAATGGCAAAAAATGTGTTTCAGACTGATAGGTTAAAAGTTGCCGTTGTAGGTGATAGCCCATTAGTCACATCTGGTTTTGGCAATGTGATTAGAATGGCTATTGAAGGTTTTGTAGAGGCGGGGTTTGATGTACATGTTTTGGGGGCACTTGACATAAAGTATGACCCTATTAAAATTAAATCTTTGCCATATACATATTGGCCTGTCAACCCCCATGATGCAATGGCTGATGCGGTGTTAAATGAATTTTTGGATTACACCAATCCTGATAGAATATTTGCCGTTTGGGATGGCGGAACATTAGGCCGCAAAGTTCATATAATGCGGACTAACAATACTACTACTTCTGTGCCGATTGTTGTTTATTTTCCTATTGAAGGTTTACCTATATTTCCTGCAATATTAGAAATGTGTAATAAAGTAGAAAATAAGATTACTTATTGCAAGTTTGGGCAGAAAGAGTTAATTAGATTAGGAGCTGAGAATGTATTTCAAGCCTATCATGGTTATAATCATGTTCCAGTTGAGGCTTTTACTTGGGAAGAAAAACAACAATTAAAACGAGTTTTTGGTTTTGCTGATAGATTTGTAGTTGGTATGGTTGGTGTTAATAAACGTACAAATAACCAACCAAAAATTATTGAAGCGGCGCAATATGTTAAGGATGATGTATTGATTTATTTGCATTGCAAAGGCTTTGATGGTCATATTATGGGTGGTTATGATTTAACTTGGATGCCAAAATATTATGGCGTAGAAGATAAAATTTTGTTAAAATCTGATACAGCTAAAACATATAAATATTATTATGAGCCGTATAAAGATGAGTTATTGACTAAAGATGTTTTGTTGAATATGAGACCACCTAATAATAAAGAGGCTTGTCAAGCATTGTGGAACAAAGTTCCGTATGTAATTAAGATAAATACGTTTGATGTTTTATTAGACGCCTCTTCTGTGCAAGGATTTTCTTTGCCTATTTTGGAGGCAATTATGTGTGGAACTCCAGTAATTACTGTTGATGATGGATGCGCTCGGTCTGAAGTTTATGGTGATGTATGTTATATGATAAAACCATTTGAGGATTTCTATTCCATGTGGCATTTGGGGGTTAAATTGGTCGAAGTTACTCCTAAACAGATAGCTGATGCCATAAATGATTGGTATGACCATTATAAATATTTTTACACTAAATATCAAATTCCTGCTTATGAAAAATTCAAATCATGGACTTGGGAAAATGCCCAAAAATTGTTCAATCGTTTGGTTGAATTTGGTGTGTAATAAAAAAGGGTACTTGACATATAATAATATATGTGGTATAATATAATTGTAGGGATAGATATATATTATATTTATTTTTTATGGGGGGTGTGGTTATGCCGTATAGGTCTAATGATGAATTGCCGCCAAGTGTAAAAAATGTTTTGCCGGCAAAAGCACAAGAAATTTTTCGTTCTGCTTTTAATACGGCGGTTGCTAATGGCGACTCAGAAGAGTTGGCATTTAAGAAAGCTTGGGCGGCTGTGAAGAATGCTGGTTTTGTTAAGACAGAAACAGGTGAATGGAAAAAGCAGAGTATGCCTAAAGATAAATCTTTTGTGGTTGATTTGTCAGAACTGAAACTGCTAGATGATGCGGAGAATGCAGATAGTGAAGCACCGAATGCTCTTTTGCCATCATTTCGATTATCAACTTTTAAGCATCCAATATATGGCGAGATAAAGTTTGATGATAATAAGCTTTCACAAATTATAAATAATTTTTATTCTGGTATTATTGGTGATGATTTACCTGTTAATTTGAGCCATGATAGGCATGGCGGGGCAGTCGGTTGGGTCAAAGATTTAGTTAGGGATGGTAATAACGTTATTGCCAAAGTGTGGTTTAATAAACGCGGCTTGGACGTTGTTAAGGATAAGCAATATAAATATGCCAGTATAGAATTCACCGATAATTTTGTTGACCCAGAAACAAACAAGGATTTTGGTACTGTTTTAACTGGTGTTGCTTTAACTAACAACCCATTTATTATTCGCCAGAATCCAGTTAAATTATTGTCGTTTGATGTTAATGATTATCAATATTATGTTTTAGGTGATGGTGTTAATACTTTTCAATTTGGAGGTAAATATGATATGGATGAAGTTAACGAGGAAGTGATGAAGGAAGCCGTAGACCAAGTTAATACCGATTCCATTACACTTTCTATGGAAGAATTTAAGAAGATGGAGATGGAACGGAACAATTTGCTGCAGGCTACTATTAAATTGCAGCGTGAGATGTTTATGGCTAAAGTTGATAGTTTGATGGCTAAAGCTGAAGTACGTTTGGATGATGGTAAGAAACTTTCCCCCGCGATTATAAATTGGGCGAAGGATGTTTTGGGTGATAAATATTTTGGTAATATTATGTTGGAGAATACTGATTTTAGGGATGATTTGTATAAGCAGGTTGAGCAATTGCTGTTGAACGTTGCGCCCTGTACTGTGCCAGTAGAGAGTAAAACTGAAGTTGAGCATATTCTAACCAATGAAAGCAAAGATGTAACTACGTCATTTAATGATGATGACATCAAACGCTTTTGGAAATAATAGGGGGGCAAAATTATGGATGCTATTGTAACCAAAACTCATCGAGCTGTTTTGACAGTTATTGCTAGTGCAGTTAAGGAACGTAAGGAAGGGAAATTCTTTAATACTAATTATATTGCTGCTGATGCTAATGGTAATAAAGAACTATTTCCAGGTATGATTGTGGCCGAAGTCGGTTCATATTATGTTCCTTATAATGCTAGTTCTGCTTATGGGGCGACGAGTTATGTTCCAGTTGGTATTTTGAATGAATATTGGGATATGACTTTGTACCCCAAAATGGTTTCACCTGTTACTGAAGGTACATTTATTGAAGATTATTGTTATGTTTATGGTAGTACAGTGGGTGTTATTCCCGCTGCAGTTAAGTCAGCTCTGACTCACATTCAATGGAAATAATAGGGGGATAGTATCATGGCTGTTTATCCAAATCCACTAAATAGGACTTATCTACAAGGTGTTATTCAAGCTAGACCTGACAACGAGGCATTGCGGCGCAATTATGCTGGTCTTACTATTTTGCCTGCTGAAAATGTTACGGAATGGGATTTGACATGGGATGTAGTCCAGGCAGAAAATAATTTGGCTGGTATTTATGCTATTAACGGCAAGCCCGTGCCTGGTTCTGACGTGTCTTTTAGTCAAATGTTTGCTACGGTGCAAACTATCGCAGCTATGCGTATTGTTGACCCAGTGGCGGTCTTTAATATGCGCGATGCTGGCGAGGTTAGTGTTACGTCTCGTGCCGACCAATCTGCGTATGACCGTGCCAAGAGAGCTGTGAAGCGTGCATTGGAACAATGCGATGATGAAGTTGATGCGACTATTGAATATATGATTATGAGTGCTTTACAAGGTCAAATTATTTGGCCGCCGAGAGATAGCAGTGGTAGTATTATTACTAATAAAATGCCTCAATGGGGTGAAGGCGAGTTTATTATGACTTTCCCATTTAGGACTGAATTTATTCAAAAAGCATCAACTTTGACGGGTGTTGATAGTCGAGCTGGTGGGCATGTTGTTTGGAGCAATTCTGGAGCAAAGATTTTGCAAGATTTGGAAGTTATTGCTCAGCTTATTACCCGTACAACTGGTTTGCCTGCTCGTGGTAGTACGTTGTTGATGTCTTCTGATGTCTTGTCGTATATGGCTTTTAACTCTGATTTGGTGAGTAGAATTACTTATACCGAATCGAGTATTAAGTTCATTGATACTGGCAAGTTGAAGGAATTTCTAATGGATGGTATGGGCTTTAAGGTTGTTGAGTATGATGCTCAATGGACTTATCGTACTAATATTGCTTCTAGCAGTGGCCCAACTATCAATAGAGTGCCCTTCTTGAAGCCAGGTCGTGTTATTGTTTTGCCGCCGGGCGAGAACTTTGGTAATTTTGCTGTTGCACCGACGCCCGCGCCTGATAACGAGTATGTTAATGGTAAGATGGTTTGGACATCTACCAATCCAGAGCCTGGTTTTGAAACTAAGCTTGGTGTGACCATTACAGGTTTTCCTGTGTTGAAGGCGGCTGATTCTATTTTTGTATTTGACTCGTTTGAGTAATAACAAATGGAAAGGAGCTAACAGCTCCTTTCCATTATCTCTTATATCTTGAGGTAAAATGGCTGCTATATTTCCATACTCAACTCCAGCAACAGTCTCATTATTGATGGCTTCAAATCCTGCTTGGTCATCTGGTTTTAATATTTTAACTAAGCCAGATGGTGAAACTGTGGAATATTTTATTAAAATGGTTGCTTCGGCAGTTGATATGAGACTAATGCAAGCTGGATATATTATACCTTTGGAAGCTTTAGATGGCGAAACATGGCCTGAATCTCAAACATATTTTCTTGATTATTTAGTTGGTTTAGGGGCGGCTGGTTTAATTGGCAATACATTGCGGCCTGCTCCTGCTATGGGGCCTGGCTCGGAGAATAGTCCTGGCAATGTCTTTTATCAGCAATATAATACTTGGGTTGAGATGATTGCTACAGGTAAAATGGGTCTTAGAGCAAAATATAGAATTAGCACTCCTGCGGAACGGTTTATTTTATCACCATTAGGGCCAAGGTGGACATACGGTGATACTGAGTTTTCCGAGATGGTTGATGTTGTAAGTTTTTGGTCTTCAGCAATTGAAGAGCAGGCTTTATTGGAATTTATGCAATCTTTTGCACGAAGTTATAGGCGTAGTTTATGAGTATTTTATCTTCACTAAGAAAGGAATTAAATAAAATTTCTTCTATTGCTGAAGATTTGGGGAAAAATATTAAAAATATTTTGAGGTATAGCGAGGATGTGTCAACTAGCTCAGGTGAGGCTGCGCCAACAATTGTTAAGGAAGAAAAGGTAAAAAGTACTGAGAGGGCCTGGGGGCAAATATTTGGTACTAGGTTTAATGTTGCTAAAGCAGAAGAAATATTAAATTTATTAGGTTTTTATATTACTGAAAGATTTAACTATTTAGCTATGGTTGAATTTACTAAACAAGATTTGAATGGCGAATATTACCAGAGGGCTGATACGTATTGGACTAAAGTATATGATGATAAATATATAAATTGGGCAAAAGAAAGTGGTGGTTCAAGTGTGGTTAGTGTTATTGATGATAGCGACGGTGCTTTTATAGAAAGGAAAGCTCCTGGTACTTTTGGTTTTGATAGAGCTTCTGACAGATTCCCTTGGAGCCCTAAGTTTAGTGAAGAGCCATTTTCTTATCAAGTTAATACGCAATCATCTAGCTTTAACAATTATAAATTATCGTTAAGTATAGAGCATTCTTCTCCATTGACACCGTTGTTATTAAGATTTTATTCTACCAGTTCAGATAGTTTTATTTTGCCAATTTCAGCGCATGATATAAATGTTAGTAATTCATTAACGTTTTTATTTTGGTGGAGTACTCCTCCTCCCCCGCTGCCTAATGAGGGCCTTGCCTTTTTGACACCGAATACTATTTCTCATCCTGGCACTGGTGGTGGGGTTAACGAAAGAAATGAAGGTTTTGTCAGCAAAATGGATTTAATATATAGGGAAATTATAGAAGGATTGCCCAATAGGTTAGTTAAATATTTGGACTGGTTATTTGAAAATGAATATGTATTTATTAGTGGCAAGCACGGCGCATTTGAAACGCCTGAATCTTATAAAGAGATAGAGCTGCAAGAATTAGATGCTTACACGAGGGCCCAAGAGTTTATTAGTAAAGTTAGTGAAAAAGGTTGGTATTGATAAATGAACGAGTTATTGGTTAGAAAAATACTAAAATATTTTGTAAAACGTAATAAAGAGCAATGGGTCAAAGGAATTAAGCATAGTGGGGTACAACGTGAAATAGAGAACGTTAGTATAACTCGTTTTACTCCACCAGTTAGGCCGTATCATGTAAATATTTCTTGTCGGCGTTATTCTATTGATTTTGAAGACACTTTATCCCTACAAGTTAGTAAAAATAGAACAACGTTTGATGTTTCTTTTGAGTTAGCTGATTATATTTATTCATTACCGGATGATGATGCAATGTATGAATATATGGTTGGTGATTTTTTGACGGTAAGAGATAGGATAGTAGCTTCGTTATATGATGCTGCTGCAACTTATGGATATTTGGAAGATGAAAGCGCACATTATAAAGTTAACTTTGTGCCAGATACATTTTCTGTTTCCAACGTTGAAGAATTTTCTGTTAGAGATATTCCGGTAATGTACTCGGTTATTGATTTTTCACTATATTCTTGTTAATTGAAGGGGAGGTTGTGATGGCAAAAGTATTAGATTGGATTTTTGTGGCGGCTAATGCTAGAATTGGGGTTGTTAAAATCCCATCGTCTGAAACTGTTAGCGGATTGGAATATGTTATACCGACGACTGGCGCATGGATAAGAGAAGATGATAAAGATGTTGTGCTTAATAGGCAAATACCTATTTGTTGTGAAGGTAAATTTATGCGCGCGGTTTTTCCTTGCACTTATAGTGGTATAATAAAACCAGAACCTATTATAATTGAAGAAGAAAGTAAACCAGAAAATATAGAGATGCTTGAAACTATTATTGAAAATAACGGTAAACAAAAAGAAACTAAATCTCGTAATTCTTATGTAAAGGAGGAATAAAATATGCCTTGGAAAACTACTAGACCTGCTGCACCAACAATTTCGCGTGGTTTCTTTATGAAACCTGAGGTTAGGGTACTTATTGGTACAGAATATTTGTGGGGTAGTTTGGATATGACAAGTTATTCTTACACTAATAGGTCTATTCCTGTTGGTTTGGCGAATGGCAAGTTTTTTGATATTGGAGCAATAACCAATTTAGAGCCGGTGTTGACCAAAACTTGGGAAGCAGTTGAAACTTCTAACTTGCCAAAAGGAACTATTTATGATTTAATTGATGAGGAATGCACCGTTACGATTAACGTTGTAGAAGTTAAGCCACAATTGGTTGACTTGTTATTGGCGACGACTGGTTTGGTGCAGGATAACCAATATTTATGGTCAATGGGCGGGGGTTGCGCGTCAATTACTCGTCCCGTCTGTATTGAATGGACTAATGTTAATTGCGATGCCCCGACCAGTGAAAGTATGAGCGTTGGAATTAGTGGTGGTATGTTGACTATTTTTGACGCTGTTTGTACTAGTGGTCTAAACTTTGGTTCGTTGAATAGGGCGCAGATGACTAATATTGCAGTGACTTTAACTGGTCGGCCTGTTATGTCATTGCCCGTAGGGAAACGTACTGCTTCGTTGTGGCTGTATTGATTTATTATTTATTATAAAAAATTTCTTGATTGGAAGAGAGGGAATGGTTGTATGGAAAAAGAAGATGAAGAACTGCTAACTCGTGAATTTAGGCGGTTAGAGGGCAAACAAAAGAGTGCTTTGGAAGCGTTGTTTCCTGAAGATGCACGCTTGCCAAAGATAAAGAGCATCATTGCGGATGCGGCTTGGGGCATCTATGCGGAGATTATAAAGGCACTTAAAGAGAAAACTAACTAATATTTTGGGGGCTTATGTTTAATGAGCGAGAATGAAGAGCAAACAATTGTTGCAAATGAGACCAAACCAACTGATGTATTTAAGTTTACATTTGCTGGTAAAGAATATAAAGTAGAGAAGCTCAAGGGCCGAGCGGCAAGATTGAATATGTTATCATTTTTGTCTTTATTTGGTGAACTAATGAATATGGCAAATGTGATGGGCATTGATTTGGTCGGCTTGGTTTCAGGACAACAAAAGGAAGACATGAATATTGCTGAGACAATTGCTAAAATTTTGATAGGAGTTGGCCGTTTGACTAATACTGACTTCTTTGAAAGATTTGAAGACAAATTGCCCATATTATTGAATGTACCTAAAGAAGTCTTGGATGAGCATGGCGATATATTAGAGACTTATATTTTGGCAGTAAATGCACTATTATTCCAGGTTGGTGTTAATGCTACACCAGCTTCGATGGATACTGTAGAAAATTTTTAATTATACAGCGTGTTAAACCCAAGTCAAGTAATTCCTTTATTAACAGTAAGTTTGATAGAGATGGTTTGGTAGCAGATGCGGAGAATGTGGCGTTGGTATGTTCAACATTTAATTTATCATCACGATATATAGATGAGGAATTAGATTGGTCAGATTGGTTGTTGAAACTGTTTGCTGCAATGAGAATAAAAGAGATGGATATGTATGAGAGGTATATGTTAGCAGGTGGGAAAAGTGAGGATTGGACTTGGGTTTATCACGTAGAGTATATTATGCCAAGTGCTGAACCAATGATGGTCGAGCAAAAAATATTGAAAGTTTATGGTGGTAAAAAACCGACAATAAAAGAGAATTCTTTGCCGGTTGATTACTTACGTAGATATTATAAAGAAGTAACGCAATTGGAAGACGGCACATTTATTGACGAGTTTGGTAACAAAATAACAAAGCCAGATGAGTATATTTTTGTACCGATACCGGAGCAGGGGGACTTGTAAGTTAAGTCCCCCTATAATTTAGGAGAATAAATGGCTGGGAAAAAAGTCATTGAAATACAAACAAACATAGATACAAGTCAAGCTGTACAAGGTCTTTCTGCTTTAGCGAAAGTCGGCGTTAGTACTATAAAAGCAGTTTCGGCAGTTGGTGATGAAATAATCAACAAGTTAGGTCAAAGTTTTAATGCTTTATCGGGTGTAATTGCTCAATTGAATTCTGATTTGGGCACTACCGATAAGATGTTAGACCAAATGGTAGCAAAAATTAGTAGTGTTGGTGCTAAAGCTTCTTCAGTTAATTTTTCTACTAATTTATTGCCCAGTATAAATGATGTTAATGTTTCTTTAACTGATTTGGATGATAGTTTGGATATTATTTTAGATAAGTTGCAAAAAATCGGTGATAGTCTTGCCAAAGTTACAAAAGCTGCTGCTGCTGCTAATGTTCCATTAACTTCAGCACCTGCTGCACCAGGTAAACCAACGCCTACTGCTACTTCTGCGCAAAGTACACAGCAAACTGCTCAATTTGCCCAACAAACGGCACAGGCTTCATTAAGTTTACAAGAGTTAGCTAGAATAATTGAAGTGCACTTAAAAGCGATGGATAGTATGATTGCCAAAGGTGGTAAAGTTAGTTTGGCTTTGCAAGAGGATTATGAAAGTATTCGGCAAGTAGCTGAGGCTACCTTTGCTGAAATAAATGATGCTATTGCTGGCACGAGTACAGTAACGGCTGACCAACTTATTCCGGAAGTTGCGGAGATACATAAGGCATTTGAATCGTTTTTTACATCTTCTGGGCGTAGTGCGCGGGTATTTGATAACGAAGTAAATGAGATATATAATGACATTGCTACGTTATTGAAAAGCATAAATGTTAGTTCAATGGCAGCAAAATTTAAGGCAGTTGGTACTGCGGTGCGTTCATCACTTGAGGCTGGCAATCTAGAAGAAGCAAAAATACAAGTACTAGGGTTTGAGCCCTTACTGTCAGATTTGTCGGAAAAGCTTGATGCTTTGCGTAATGCCCAAAAGAATGCTGTATCACCGGAAATGCAAATTCAACTTGAGAAGACTATACAGTCATTGGAAAGGTTGTATAATGAATATTCGTTTAATTATCTTCCCTTACTTAATCAAGTAGTGAAAAAGCAATTACCCGTTGCTGCGGCTGCGGATAAGTTAAATATATCAACTACTAAGTTAGGGCAAGCTATCAATTGGGCTGCGCAGCAAGGTCAGGATTTTGATATAGTTTTTGGTAAAGTGTATTTGACTGAAGAAAAAGCTAGAGAAGTATGGGATAGTTATCAGAAGTCATTAAGAAGTGAGACATTAAGCACGTTTAATAATATTTTGTCTGGTTTGGTTTTACGTATGTCTACAGCTACACAAGAAGCTAAAGATTTTGTAGTAACTATGCAAAGTTTGACCAATGCTTTTGATAAAGCTGATGTGGAAACAGTGGGAATGTTAGGCGGTTTGAAAGAAATGGTTAATACTTTAGCTGTTTTGCATCAGAGTACACGGGAATTATTGCAAGCAAGTGGTGAGTCTGCTAGTTCGTTAAATGTTATTTCTTCATTGACAACTGTTTTGGGTACTAATTTGCAGAACTTGCAAGCTTCGGCGATGCAAGGCTTAATAAATCCAAAATCAATTTTGTTAAGTATTGAGCAAGTTGAACGTATGTCTAGCATGATTGATAAGATGATAGCTAAGGTTAAAGAGCCCTCGACGACTGGCAAGGAACTAGTTACCGCATTGACAGAAAGTAAGAATCAATTAGATACAATTGATAAAGGGTTAGCAGACATATTAGTAAAAACTACTAAATTGCGGCAAGCGCAAATTGATATGGTAATGACTGCAACCAAGACTCAGATTAGTGATATATTAGCTGGTGGCAGGGGCAATTTGAAAGATATGTTGCTGCAATTTTCCGCCTATCGTAAAGAAGGGGTAGGCATGTGGGAAACTTTGCGCCGAGTTTTTGGTGGCAGCAGTGAAGCAACTAATGTTTTTACAAAATCTATTGATAATTTGTTGCTTAAATTCAAAGAGTGGAATGCGGCTAGAAAACCTTTAACGGCTGAATCTAACAAGCAAATTGATTTGTTGAAACGAGAAGCTGTTCAATATGATATTTTAGGAAAGAGTTTAGTTGATTATTTTGAAGGCAATGAGCAAATTGCAGCGAGTATGAAAGATGTAAACAGTTATATGGGTGCATATATTGGGGCAATAAACTCGATGCACCGAAATATAATGTTGGGTAAAGATGCCCATACCAGTTTAGCTACAGCAATGGAAGCTGTTGAAAACATGATTATAACATTGCAAGAGAATTTAACTTCGTTTGGTGGGACATTAACTGCTGACCAAACCAAAGTAATTCAGGGCGCAATTGAAAGTTATAAAGTTTTGCAAAGAGAATTGCAGCATACAAGCGTGATTTATAATGCTTCAAGAGGGGAACAAGTAAAGCAAGTTAATGTATTTAGTCAATTGACTTATGCTATTGGTAAATACGCAAAAACTGTTAAAGAAGGTGTTAATGTTGGTGCTAGTTTTGTCTCCTTTATGAAAACATTATATACATCTTCTGTTGATGTTGGTAATAATGTTGGCACTATAATTTCCGCTTTTAATTCGCTTGGTATATCTATTGACACGTTTAGTAAGACTAAGGATAATTTCAAGAATATATTTAATGATATAGGTAATACACTAAAAAGTTTAGGGTCGGTTGTACTTGCAACGGTTAAACAAGTTTACACGTTTGGTGAGGCAGTTTATGCTACAGCTAAAGCCCCTTATCTTTTAGTAGGAAATTTGGTTTCGTTAGGTAAATCATTAGTAAATTTGGTTAGTGGGCATAAAAAAGGCAGTGATGCTGTAAATAAGAACGCAGTTGCTTTTAGGGCTTTAACTATGCCAGTTAAAGCGGCAGGAGAGGCAATAAAATTATCTACTAAATCTATTGGGGTAATGGTTAATTCATTAGGCGGCTTGCATCAACATATTAGCAAAGTAACCAATACATTTAGACATGTATTTTTGCCAGTATTTTTAGGAACATTTGCTGGACAAAATGTTGGTTTTATATTTAGAAATACAATAATGAAGTTTGTCAATGCTATGTCAACTGCTAATGATGCGTTTGCTAATTTTAGAGCATCGTTGACTGGTATTATTTCTGGGCGTGGTGGTTTCGCTGATGCAACGGCGAGAATAAAAGCCATTAACGAAGAATCGGCGGCATGGTTTGAATGGGCCAAAGGTGTTATTGCTAAGTCTTCATTTGAGTTAGTTGATGTACTTCAGACAATACCCCAGATGATGAAGTATGGCTTTAATCCTCAAGAATGGCTTTACCCAATGATTGAAATGGCGGCTTCATTTAATACAAATGTTAATGAAGTAAATGAAGCTGTATTTAGAATGAGAAATAATGTTACTAGTTGGCGGCAATCTTTTAGAGCGATTGGTATACCGATTGAATCTGTTACTGCTTATGTGAAGAGAAATGCTGATGGTACTATGAGAGCAGCCAAGTATGCGGAAATATATGATGAGGCAACGGGTGATTTAAGAGCTAATTTGAGAGAACTGGGTTATGAAGAAGTAAAGTTATTGAATGCAAATAATGAATTGAATTACTCTACTAGAGATAGTACGGAAATATTAAGAGCTTGGTCAATGCAATCTTCGATGGTTGTGGGCCAAGCAGAAGAGCAGGCTAAAACGTGGAAAGGTGTCTTGTCAAATATACATGATACTATTAGTTTGTTGTTAGTTGATTTGGGTTCGCCGATATTTGATGCGTTGGCTAGGGTTGGTACGGATTTCTTAGAGAAAATAAATAAATATATGCCTGTTATGGAGCAAACATTAAGGCGGCTTGGGGCTGGGATTGCTGCTGTTATTAGTAAAACTTATGAATGGTTCAATATTACTGGTAGTGTTTCCAGGACATTTGTCTCGGCTTGGGAAGGATTGAAAGCGATTATTGATAAAGATGGAAAAGCAGTTATTACATCAATTAGTGATTTTGCTAGAAGTGCAGTTATGGTGGTTTCAGATGCAATACGGGGGTTTGCTAGACTTATTGATATTATGTTTAGTAGAGATACTGAACAGATTTCTAATGTCAAGTCATCTCTTGCCGGTGCAATGACTTCAGGAATGAGACATTATGTTGATAAAAATGAAATGAAAATGGTTGGTAGGCAAATGGCAGAAAGTACTGCCCAAGGAATTAAAGAAAATTCTAATGTAGTTTCTTCTGCCGTAAAGACAGAATTTATAGATAAAGCATTTGAAGAAGTTTCCGGGGCCAATTTGAGTAAAGTTACTCAGGCTTATACTTCAATTGGGTCAGAGTCGTTAAATATGTTAAATCAAGTTGTTGATTTGGTTACTAGAAATGTAACTAATAAAGGCGAGGAAATAGTTAGTGAATCATTAAGATTTAAGACTAGAATACTTCAGGCTTTATCTGTTTCAGGTAGTGCAAGTGATTTAACCCAGATTGCAAATGAATACGCCCAAAAGTTTATTGGTTCTGTTGCATCGGTTAATGAATTTATACAACAAGCTATGTCGGCTGTTGTTGCTAATTATAAGGTTAATGAGATACAACAGCGTATTAAAGAAGCTGAAAAGGCCAGAGATGCAGCTATTAAAATAATTGATTCTGAAATTGAGCAAATTAGAAGTACTGTTTCTGGTTTAGAGCGTAGAGAGAGTGATATTGATAAACGGCTTGAAGCAATAAATAAAGAGATTGCTGAAAAAGTTACCAAACGCTTGCGCGACATGGGTATCTCTATTGATGATACATTGTTACAAAGGTTGCAAACAGAGTTAGATTTGTTGCAATCCGAATATAATCAAGGCCAAGACAGGTTAGAAATGTTACGGTCAGAACGAGAACGGCTTGGTATTAAAGTTATGTCACAAGAAGAAATTAAATTGATGGAGAACCAGAAAGCAATTGAGCAGAATATCAAGCGGATACAAGAGCAGATTGCACAGGAAGAAAGAAATCAAAAAGTACGAGAACTGATGACTCTTGATATACAAGAGCAATACCGGAAAGAAAAGGATGCTTTAACTGCGGAAAAAGAGTCAATTGTAGCTAGGATTGAGACTTTACAATCACAGCTAGAAACACGTGAGGCAGAAAAAGAAGCAATGGAGAAAAAGTTCGAGGCTGAACGAGCAAACGAACAAAAGCAACTTGATGCTTTAATGGCGGTAGCAGACCAGTTAAATACTTCGGTATCTGTATTGTCTGAGTTATTTGGTAATCTTAATAAGGCTACACAAGATGCCGAAGAAACAATGGTTGATGTTTATAACAAAGCTCCTGAATTAGCTGAGGCAATGAGTTTGGATGACTTAGTTGCAAGTGTAGAAACATCAATTCAAGATGCCAGAGCGAAATTTTTGGAGAGTACTGGTTCTGCTTTAACGTCATTAGGCAATGCGATTGTTGATTTAATAACTTCAGTTACCAATGCAATAATAGGTTTATTTGGGCAAGAGAGAATTGAAGTTAGTAGGTATAAGGTAAATTACTTAGGGCAAACTGTTGAAGAACGAAGGCCGATTGAGCGTTTAGAGGAGTTGGCTAAAAGATTATCCGAGCAGTTAGGTTTGGGAGATAAATCTATTTTTACATTGGTTGTTGATTTGCTTAGGAAAATGGATGATTTAATTATTGCCATTAGTAGCTTAGTTGCATCAATGGGCCATGCTCCTGGTGTGGAAAGTGTTAAAGGGGCTGTGACCTATGGCGCAGGTATGGGAGAATTAGGACTTGGTACAAATATTTTTGATTATTTATTTACTACTTTATGGACACAATTATCAAATGCGATTTTTGGTGGGGAGACAACAGAAGCGTTGTTTGCTAAGAATTTAATGTTTAGAGGAGCAAAGTTTTCCGAAGAGCAACAGAAGGAAATAGAAGAAACTTGGAGTCAGACTATACCTGGTAAAGTAGAAGGCGCGGCTACATCGGTTGTTGATGCAGTTGTTGGTGTGTTTAATGGTTTATATAATACAATTGTTGGTCATAGTATTGTGCCAGATATGTTATTGGAAGTTCGTGATAAATTTATTGGTTTTATACCAACAATTACAGATATATCCAGCAGAGTAACAAACCCAGTAATTTCAGCATTTGAAAATTTGGAACAAAATGTTTTATTATCAATTGATAATATTATTGGGGCTTATTCTTCTTTAGCTGATAACTTGCAGAATATGACACCGAATATAAATATGACTTATGCTAATAACATACCAGCATTTGCAGGGTTAGGTGCAGCTAATTTTGTATTTTCTCCTGTTATTACAGTTAGTGGGGAAGTTGATAGAGCAATTATTGGTAAGTTGTTAACTGAACAACGTAAAGAATTTATGACTGATATGAAAAACTATTTTAGGCAAGAGGTAAGGCGATAAATGGCTGGGTTATCAACAAAAATTTATTTAGATGATAATGAGTTTATAATTTTTCAACACAATTTTAGTGGCGGGCATCGGCCTAAGGCCGTAAATAGTGAAATAACCATTTCTGGTAAACGGTCGAGGCAATTTGCCTGGAGCCCTAGGGAATGGAAATTTACTTTATGGTTAAAACCTGAAGATAAGAGTAAATTAGAAAATATTTGGGCTGATGATGAAGCGGCAAGTCATTGCCAACATACCTTGCGTATTGATTCTAGTACTGCTTATGCTTATACGGTTACTTTTGATGAGTATGAACCAAAGCCCCATGAGGCGGTTGAAGAACGTTGGTTAGCTGATATTTCTTTGGTAGAATTTGATAATACTATTGGTATGTATAGACCTGGTACTCTTATTGCCTCCGCAGTGCTGACGGCAAATGCAACAAGTGTGACCTTCAGCAATAT